CTAGTCGGTCCTCTTGGCATTGCGAAGGCGCTTAACGTTCTCACCCGCCTGATTGGCAAACTCATGCGGTGTCACATGATCCTCGCGGTTCGCCTCTAGAAACCGGCTCCACCAGGTCATGATCATCCGGCGCTCTTCGAGGAACTCGGCCTTGTGGGTATAGGCGGCGCGCACGTTGTTGCGCTCCTTGTGGCTCATCTGCCGCTCGATAGCCGTCTCCGACCACAGCCCGGACTCGACCAGCGCACTGCACGCCATGGCCCGGAACCCGTGGCCGCAGATATCCACCTTGGTGTCGTAGCCCATCGTCCTGAGCGCGGCATTCACCGTGTTCTCGGACATCGGTTTCCACGGTTTGGCATCTCCCGCGAACACCAGCTCGAACTTGCCGGTGATCGCGTGGATCTGCTCAAGCAAGGCCACTGCCTGCGGCGATAAGGGTACAACGTGAATATCCCCGGCCATTTTTGTACCCCTTGTGGAAAAGGGCACACCATCCAGCGCCGGGCGGGTATCGGGGATCTCCCAGATTCCGCGCTTGAGGTCGAACTCGTTCCAACGGGCGAAGCGCAGTTCACTGGAGCGTACGAATACATGCAACGACAGCATCACCGTCAGGCGCGTGAGCGGGCGACCTCTGTAATCCTCAATGCATGCCAGTAGCTCTGGCAGCCGCGATAAGGGTAGTGCGGGTCTGTGAGTTACCCGTGGTGTCTTGATCGAGCCATCGAGGTCATGAGCCGGGTTCGCCGTGATCAGTCGCAGCCGTTTGGCTTCACGCATGATGCTTTGCAGGTAGTTCTTGATCCTGAGCGCCACGTCGATGGTGCCGCGCTTCGTCACGGCTTCCAGTGGCTGCATGAGGTCGTGGGTGTCCAACTCAACGATTGCTCTGGCACCGATCAAAGGGAATACGTGAGTTTTCAATCGGCTGAGCACTGTCTTGGCGTGGCCGGGCGCCCACTTGGGCACCATGCTGGCGTGCCAGTCGAGCGCAACGCTTTCGAAGGTCCGGCCGTTGATCACGGGTTGGGTCTTGGTTTGTTGCTTGTACTGGATGGGATCTATGCCGTTGGCGAGCTGCTGCTTGATCTCGAAGCGCTTACGGCGTGCGTCGCCCAGCCCGACCACCGGATAGCTGCCGAGGGCGGTCAGGCCTTCGCGGCCATCGGGTTTAACGTACCTGAGCCGCCAGCCTTTGCGGCCGTTGGGTTGCACAAGCAGGTAAAGACCGTCGCCGTCGAAGAGCTTGTACTCGCGTTCTCTGGGCTTTGCCGTGCGACAGGCGGTGTCGGTAAGCGGGGCAGTGGTGCGTGCCATAAGGGTAGTCTCCGATATCGAAACGGACCTCTATCCTTAAAACTACCCTTATTAGCGCTGGCTACCCCCGGAATCCGACGGAACGCCAAAACGAAAAAACCCGCCAGAAGGCGGGTTTTTCGGGGGTTCCAGAGATTTTGAAAGCTTTCTATGGAACCTTGAATGGTGCCGGCACCAGGAATCGAACCCGGGACCTACTGATTACAAGGCACCTACGCACAACAATGAAATCAAGGACTTAGGTCACATCCTTGTTACGCACGGCTACCCGAAAACCCAATGTTTCCAGGGCATTGCGTGCGCTTGTTACGCATGGGGGATAGGGGGAGTATCGGAGGGATTCACCAGGGGAAGGCCCAGGTCGTAGATGTCCAGCATGGACTCGTTGCGATGCCCGCTGGCCTGCTGCTTGTCAGCACGCGTACCTGGTGTGTCGGTGATGCCACGGCGCTTGAGGTCGTGCAGGCCGTAGCGCTGCTCCTCGAGGAGCACACCGGCCTCGATCGCCTTGGCCATGAAGCGCTGCCAGGCTGTGTCCAGGCCTGACTTGCTCAGTGCCGTGCCGTGGCTGCTTACGATGAGAGGACGTCGTCCAGGGTGAAGGTGGACGGGGATGTTGCGCTGAGCCCAGATCCTGGCGCGCTGAGCCTTCGCCTCGTCCCACACGGCGCGCAAACGCGGCGTCCAGCGGACGATGTTGTCGCGGCTGCCCTTCCGGCGGTTCGTCAGCACACCTTCTTCGAGTTCGTTGGCATCGGTGAGGGTCACGACCTCAATACCGCGAAGCCGGCACAGATAGGCCAGCTCCATCACGATGCTGAGGTATGAAGGGCAACTGCCCGGCTCATTACGATGCAGCCTGCCCAGTGCCTTTGCCCGATCGATCAAGGCTTCCATGACTTCAGCTGCAGGCAGGCGACGCTGCTTTCGCTCGCTTGGCGCTTCGACGCCCTGGGCGGGATTGCTGTCCAGGTTTCCGATGCCCCGGTTGCGGCCCCACTGCAGTACCAGGCGTAGGTACCTGAGCACGTGGGCTGCTTTCGATGGGGTGCCCTCGCCGGCGATCTTGTCGACCAGGCGCTGCACCAGGGCAGGGGAGAAACCGCGAACGGCGAGTTCGCCAAGGGGCTTACCCATTCGGGTGTTCTGGTTAGTCAGCACCTCACGGCAGTACGTGTAGTCGTCTTGGGTGCGGGAGGAGAGCCCTTTGAACTTGGGGCTGTTGTGGTACTGCTGGCACAAGTAGTTCAGGGTGTCTCGGGCTGGGTTGCTGACTTCGTCCATGATGCGGTGCAGCTCGGCGAGCGTTGCGTCGGCCGGTGCAACATTCTGCCGGCGCTGCTTGCCTTCATCGTCGCGGTGCGAGGTGTACCAGACCCCGTGTCCACGGTGGTCAAAGTAAATAGCCGCGGGGAGCGCGGCTTGGTCGATGTGGCTGGGGATGTGCGGATTGTGCTTCCGCTTGCGGGCCTTCTTCATAGGATGTCAGCGTCGTATCGCTCCGGGTGGCCTGGCCCTACGCCGGCGGCACGGTTGATCAAATCAATGGTAGTCCAGGGGCCGGCTTTGCCCCGGAACATGCGAATGCCCTGTTCGACCAGGTTTCGCTCTACGTCCGATCGGCGCTGGTAGCCGGTGATCCGTTGCAGGTCCTCGAAGCTGAGAACGTCGGTGGTTGCATGCCCCATGTTGTGTCTCGCAAAAGTACCCGCCGGCATTGTGGTTCAACGCCGGCGGGGTCGTTATTAGAAGTTGTGAGCAGATTTTCTAGTGTTGTTACGTGGGTATGGTTTTCGGCGCCGAACTTTATCGGTCATATTTGGGCTCCCTTAGCTGCTGCGCTGGACGGTGAATTGGACGTGAGGGTCGCTGCTGTGGCGGCTCGCGGCGAAGAGATCAAGCTGGGCCAACTCGTGGCCTAGCTTGTTGGCCAGAGCACGGGCTGCCGCTTCGGCGCTGATCGAACTGCTGGCGGTGGCCTTCTCGCCACGCGCCCTGGCTGTGTAGGCGCCGGCGCTGAGGCGAACGGTGATAACCAGGTCGTCAGTCTTCGGAGCCGTCACGGGGTCACCTCCGAAACTGCCACGTCTTCGAAGCACGGGATGTCGACCTCGGCCCCTACAACGCGGATCCCACACCACCCGAACCCGTCGCCGTCACCTTCGCCGCCCCAGCCTTCGCTCTCGTGCAGCTTCTTGGTGGTTTGCTGGCAGTTCCAGCGATCGGAGTCACCGAAGTCCGCGCCCCGATCCTCAAGGATCTCGCACATCACCTCGAGCCCGGCCAGCCGAATCACGGTTAGGACAACATCCCCGTTTTCCTCGTCCAGCCGGTCCTCGGCACTGGTCCAAAAGCTGTTGATCTGCTGGGCGCGCTCAGCGGTGAGACGATTGAGGTCGACCTCGAGCACCACTTCGAAATCCTTCCAGGTGTCCTTCACCTTGAAGCGTTTGATGTTGGTTGGCGTGGTCATGCGTGTGCTCCTGGAGCAAAAGCGTTGTGTGGTTGGCCCGCGTCGTAGCGGGCAATCAAGTTGGCAACGAGCTGGGCCTCTGCGCCGTCGAGCACGCCCAGGCGCCGGGCCATGTCAGTGGCGCCCTCAAGGCGGGCACGGCTGTCGGCGGTGCGGTGCACCTGGTGGTCGATCAGGGCGGCACCGACAACGCCGATGGCCAGCAGGCGTGGGCTGTGAGACAGCCCAGCTGTGGTAAAATCTGCGCTGCCGCTGCGTTGGTTATGGTTCATCGATCGTTCCTCTGTAGTGGTTTGGCGTCGAGGAGCTGCTATCTCCTCGGCGCCGTTCTTCTACCGGCCTTCGCCGGACCTTTCACCTGTCGGCGCTTTGCCGCCGTACCAGGTAAATTTCCAAGCCCTGCAGCTCGCCGTCGTCGTGCAGACAGCTCCACTCGAGAACCGCCTGGACTTGCGCTGGTGAACAAGCCATTACCAGGATCTCCCGCTCGCCCCGGCCAGCTCGCACTTCCAGAATGTCCAGGAGGCCATCGACGGCATAGGCATCGGCCTGGATGATCGGGAGCCGCTTGGTCGATGGGGCCAGCTTCCTGGCAAACTCTCCTACTCGATCCGATGCCGCTCCTGGGCGGGAGCTGTTGATAACTTGCACATCCATTGCGGTTACTCCCGGAAGATGAAGCAACGTACGGTCGACGGGATGCTGGCCGTCGGCGCTGCTAACTGCTGGCGTGCGCGAATGGCGCTCTCCACCCGCTTCTGATCTGCCAGGCACTGGTGGGCACGGCAATCCTTGAGCAGCCGGCGCAATACGCCGAGTTCGGGAATGCGCTGGCGATACTCTGTGGCCACCTGTTGAAACTGGTTGAGGTTGATGGCGATCTCGCCGGGCTTCTTGCTGTGGTTGACCAGCGGGGCCTCGGGGAGCGATTCCAGGAAGTCATAGACCTGCCAGAACTCGTTGACCTCTTTCGGATCGGTGGTAATCGCTGCCTGACGCTCGCTGGCAGCTTTGATGACGTATTTTCGGCAGTCCTGAACCATGTGGTCCGGCAGGTCGATGACCAGCTGCAGGCAGTCCACCAGGGCCAGCATCATGGCGTGGTTCTTGATGACTCGGTCCGAAGACAGCTTGCGAGTGCCCCACAGTTCTGCCCGGTACTTGGGGTAGAGCTCGGCGAAACGCTTGAGAACCTGCTGCTCGGCGCGCATGGCCTTGACCATGAAGTGGCTGACATCCTCCAGCTCGGTCTGGACGATGGCATCAGCGGCGCGGCGGCTGTCGTCGGTGATGGTTGGCTTTAGGAACGGCAGGCGGAAGATCCGGCTGATGATGGCTTCGTGGCCCGTCACGATGGCGTTCTGCGCGATTACGATCGAGGCGCGGAAGGGCGGCTCATAGGTGTCGTTGCTGTTCGATTTGACGCCCCGGGTACGGAGCGTGCCGCCGCCGTAAAAGTCCTTGAACTGGTCCCACTCGAAAGCCTTAGCATTGTCCTCGTTGGTGTTCCGGTCGGCCTCCAGCAACACCAGGGGCAGGTTGGCCACCTGTCCCATGGCGCGGCTCAGGCCAGAGAACGAGCTTTTGGCTGGGTCGAAGCCTTCATACAGGCGACCGAACAGCTTCCAAAGGAACTTAATCAGGGTGGTCTTGCCCGAATCAGGCTCGCCCGACATTTCCAGGAACGGGAAGCTCTCATGCTCGGCGCGGATCTGTTCGGCGTAGAGGGAGCCGAACCAATAGGTCAGGGCGAGGATTCCGTTCTCGCCAAAGCAGATCCAGAGGTTTTTCAACCAGTCTTCACGGTAGCCCTTGGCCTCCAAGGCGTTCTTGATCTTTACGGATTTCATGAGGCACTTGACCCTGTGCTTGCCGAACTCGAAATAGTCTTCGTCGTTGGCCTTGTAGATGGAGCCGTTGTGAATAGCGATGTCGTTGAAGATGTACGCCTGGTGCTCGCGGCTGTAGCCCAGGAAGTCGATCGTCTCGACGGTCTTTAGGCCCTCGGTCTGTCGCAGGATGATCTGGTCCAGGTGCTTTTGGGTGCCGAGCCAGGTGGCGCCGGAGTACATCAGGCGGGTCTTGAACTCGCTGCTTGAGGCGATCTGTTTGGGTGTGAACGTATAGTTGTCGCCTTCGTCGTCCCGAGTGCCAGCCACCTGGAAGTAGAACCAGGCTTCGTTGGTGACATCGCTTACTTGCTTGTAGAGCGCCTGGAATCGGCAGTTGGCCAGCAGCTTCAAAGAGCAGACGGTTTTCAGCACGTCCTGGCGGTCTTCGTTGTCGTCATGGTCTTGACTGACTGCCAGCTTCTTTTGCTCTTCCTCGAGCTTGGACAGGTCGAATTTCGCCCAATAGGTTTGGTTGCCATAGTCAAAGGCGAATTCGGTGAATCCCTCGTCCCACATGTACATCAGCAGGGCCTTTTCCCGGGCGGAGGCTGCCAGAAGTAGGTCACCCTCGTGGCGAGCTGCCGCCAGGTCACGCTTGCGCTTGTGGTTACGGGCCTGTCCCTCATCCTCGAACTGCCAGCGCTGGTGCAGGTCGTTCCAATCGACCTTCCGGTCCCGCTGGGGAATCAGCGCAGCCTTGCACTCGAAGCCCAGCTCGGTGGCCTGCTTTGCCCAGCGCTGCAGGTAACCTCGGGCGGTCGGTTCGTTGTCCAAGGCCCAGACCAGGGTGGGCAAATTGCCGTGGCGCTGTTCGGCCAGCTGCTTCAACGCCTCCAGCGGGAAGTTGGTGCTGGACATTGCCGACACCGCGTCGATGCCGTTCTGCACCAAGGCGACAGCGTCGAAGATTCCCTCAACAATCCATAGCTCGCTGACTTTGGTGAGGTCTAGGCTCGGAGGGCACCACCACTGCCCTTGGGCGCTGTATTGGAACTTGAATCGCGCCTTCATCTTGCCGAAGCGCGCAGGTCGGTCGATCAGACGTTCCCACCAGCCACCGTTTGGCAACGGGAAGCGAATTGTGGCGCTGGATTCGCCGGATTCCTGGTTAACGTAGCTCTCCTGGGTGAACCAGCCGGTCATCTTCCACGGGTCCAGACCTCGGGCGAACTCCAGGTATGTGCGGACGGTTGCGTTTGGGTCGTTCTCGGTGGCCGGCGCACGTTTGCTCCAGTCCTCGAACAGATCCTCATACAGGTTCTTGACGTGCTCGATGTGGCCACAACGCTCAGGGCGCCCGCAACGGATCTGCCAGGGGTTGTCGTGCCGAGCGTAGAGCTCCTTTTTTCCGCAGGCTGGGCAAGTGCCCCCGCGCATGTAATGAGTGCCGGTGCGCAGCCTAAGCCCGAAATCGCTTTCGAGCCGTTGCAGCACCTGGGAGCGGATATCTTCATTCATCATCTGGATTACTTCGCAGTTTTGAGACTGTAGGTCAGCGCGCCGATCAGCCGCCGTTGCGCGCCCATGGCAGGGTTTTTCAGGACGATTGCGGTGTGCCGGTCCTGTTCGGGTACGTAGCGATACGTGTCCGCGTACCAGTGCTCGTTGAGCGCGGCGCTGTATTCCGACTTGAGGGAAGCCAGCAGGGCAGAGGCCTGTTCGGGGCTCATTTCCGCCTTGATCACCACCTTGTTCTCCATGAAAACCTCGATTCAGGACGCAACTCACCCAAACCCACGGAAAGCGGGGTAGGGGCGACAGATAGGGTTAAGTGCGCGCTGCGCGAGAGGGCGAGCGATCAGCTACGCCAAGGCCAAGATCAGTCATGGCCAGGTACACGGCTTTCTCTGCCGTCGGGTCAGAAACGTTGTGGTCCGCTACCAAGTGGCAAACGGCAGGGGTAAATAGCTGGCTGTCGCCGCTCAGGTGTTCGGCCTGGTGGCGCTGCAGGTAGTGGAGTGCGGACGACTTGAGCACGTCCTGGTAGTCGATCGGCTGGGTGCTCATGCTGTAACTCCCGAGCGTCCACGATGCAGCGCGATAGCTGACAGCACCTCGGTGTGACGTGCTGACATGTGGGCCTCATGAGCGCGCATGATCTCGTCGGCTTCCGCCTGAGAGATCGAGCCGTCCGCGAGTGCCTTGGCAATCTCCAGATCCACGGCGCCACGCTTTGTAGAGGTCACTATCGACATGGCATAGAGCTCCACATTGTCCAGGGCGTCGGCGTCCACAACCTTCACGAAGATGCCGCCATACAGCGAAGCGATGTAGTCCGGCAGAAAGGTCGTGCCGGCGATGGCCTCAAGCTGACGCAACTGAACCTCATTAAGCGGGCGGGCGTTATTGTTTTCGTAGGCGTGGTTGTCGAACTTCTTGAGCTCGAGGTTCAGGTCAGCAGCGGCTTGGGACCGGCCACCTGGATAGGCGCGAATGACTGCGCTGACCACATCCTTCCGTGTCTTGAGAACTGAGCGATTCATGTTCTGATTCTTCCCTAGTGGCGAATGGCCTTACTCTTCGATCACGCCGTCTTTGATGCCGAGCAGTACGGCCGCACGGTGTGCCTCCCCCCGAAGTCCCTTGATGCGACCGTTCAACAGGTCGCTGACTAAATTTTTGTTCAAACCATGAATCCGACTGAACTGGGCAATGCTCATACCTTTTCGATCAAGCGAAGCGCGGGCTTGCTCAGCCGTAACTGGCGCGGGCATAGTGTTTCTTCCTGTTTGGTTGTGTTCGTTTGTGGTGATTCTTGGTCAAAAAATTATTCAGGTCAAGGTCTAGTGATCAAAAAAATGCTAATCGCTGATGGTGTGGGCAACAGGCTCAGGGAAGAGCGTGAGCGATTGGGCCTTTCGCAAAGTGACTTCGGCACACTGGTGGGAGTAAGTCGAGGCACGCAGAAAAACTACGAATTGGGTACCGCTTCCGGTTCCATCGATCTCAAATACCTCGCTGCTCTGGAGGCTGCGGGTATCGATTCCACCTACGTTGTGACCGGTGATCGCTCATTGGGCGACGGAGTGAGCACCGAGGAAGCGCAAATCCTTGATCAATATCGCCGGATCCCAGAGGAGGACCAGCGCGCCCTGCGCCGCTTCCTGAAAGCCATGGTCGATGATGTGAGCCAGTAAGTACTGCGTCCACTCGTCATGTCCCTCGTGAAAACCCAAAGCGCAACCCGATAACCCTTGTTCCGCATTGCATTTCAAGGAGTTAGCGCATGTTGGATTTGGCAGTAGCTGGGCAGGAGCGTCACCACCAGGTTGGGTCGCAGTGGCTGAGACTGAGCGAAAACGAACGTCGATTAATTCGACGTTTCCGCCAGATGACAGACCAAGATCGGCAACAGGTGCGACGACTGATTGAGCAGTTGGCCAAGCACCCGGACAGTCCCAGTAACTGATCTGATAAAAATCGCCGACCTATTGGGCCGGCGATCTTTTCCAAATCAGGCCACGGCCTGTGCTTTTAGTAACTTCACCAGCTCCTGTTGCTGGTCTGCCGGCATGCTCCTGAAACGATCGACGATCAAAGTGTCCAGGTGCTGCGCTGATGGTCGCAACGTGTGAGAGAACGCCAGAGTTGATACCCAGGTATGCCCGCATGTGGCGTCCAGACACTGGCAGTACAACTTAACGTAGGTGCGTGTGACTTCTTCCCGTGAATTGATGCGTCCCTTGTGGCCGCACGTTGTGCAGTAAATCCGCATGTGTCCCTCCCCAGGGTTTATGCGCCATCATTATGCCGTCATGTTCATTGATGTTCACTGCAAATAGCCTGTTATTCGGTGTTCGTTCCTGTCTCTTTCGGGTCAAGCCAGTTTACTCGCCGATCTTGCCGTAGGGTGTCGTTTACCTGGTTGAACAACTGACAGATGGGCCGAATCTCATTGCTGGTATACACGCGATCGATCTTCTCGATATCACCGAACCCGCCGGTGTTTTCCGGGATAATCCCTGCCAGAGCGGGATTCATGCGCCAGGCCGCGATGATGTCGTTGCGGGTGATGTTCTTGACCTTCTCCAGCTCGTCCTTCGCCTGGAAATCGCCCACGGGAATGATCTTGATAGCGTTTTCGTTGCCGCCGGGAATGTTGACGAACATCGATCGGAAGTTGCCTACCCCCTTGCTTGCGCTGATCTGGGCGCGCAGCTCGTCCTCGTCTTCCTGGCTCAGGTCCGGGTCGTTGGTGTAGAAGATGTAGCCCGCGTGGGCACCGTTGCTGTAATAGCGTCGGCGAAACAGCGTGGCGGCCTCGTTGAGCAACAGGGCCTGCAGTCCGCCCAAATAGTCTGGAACCCCGTAAATGTCCTGCTCTACGTCGTAGTCCAAGACGTGCTCGATCTCCTCCTGGTCGTAGTCGATGTACTTGTTATCGGGCAGCAATTGCCGGTACCCGCCATCGACCTTTACGCGCATGTTGATCGTGGGCATGTGGTCCAGCTCCAGGATCTGGCCGAACGCATTGGGGCGCCGGTAGAAAAACGCCTCCCCGAAAACCATGTAGTCCAGGCTGGCCCGGCCCATGGTCTTGGCGCTGCAGCCCGCCGAGGGGATGAACTCACGCAGCAGTAGGTTGCGCTTGAACTTCGGGATCGCGCCGTGATGCGCATTGGCGCGCAGAAGCTTCGGCAGGCCAATGCGAGATACCGGTGGTTTGTAGATCTCGCCGTCGTCGCTGGGAAACACGCCCAAGTGCTCGCCGATATTCTTGGACAGCACCTGCTCGGGCTCCCCGAACGTGAACATACGCGCGCGCTGTTGTTCCGGCGCTTGGGTGTGCTGCTTTCTGCGTCTGTTGGCCATGGGTTCCGCTCATGAGGTAGCGGCTGCGGCGCCGCTTGTTGGTATTCAGGGGTTCGTTGTACAGGGCGTGCATCACGGCCCAGGCGATATCGGCGTGTCCGGTGGCATCCGTCCGCGAGGCGCTGTACGTGATCTGCCCGCCGTTGGTGGTGCCGCGCTTGATGGTCAGGAAGGCCTGGGCGATGTCTGTCCAGCCGGCATCCCACTCGATGCGGCCTGCCTGGATTACGTCCTGGGCCTTGAGCACCAGGGTGGTTTTCGTCTCCAGGCTGTAGTGGATCGATTTGGCCTTCGGGTAGAAGTCGCGCACCAAGTCGTACACGCCGATGCCGACACCGGTGGTATCGATACCGATGTGCTGGACGTTGTAGCGTTCGGTGATCTTCTTGACCTGGGCGGCCTGGTGGGTGAACGACTGCCCACGCCAACTGTGTTTCTCCAGGATCCTGAAGTTGCCGCCGGGTTCTGCAGGTGGCGCGACGACCACGCACGTCGCGTCGTCTCGGGTACGGCTCGGGTCGTAACCCAGCCAGACCGGTGCATTGCCGAAGGGGCGGGGCGCGTCTGGGTTGAAGTCCGCCCACAGGGTGAGGTCGGAGTAGCACTTCTCCAGGTCCTTCAGGCCGAATGCGCTCTGCGTGCTATCGATGAACTTGCAGTAGAACAGCTGCTGGAAGCTGTCTTCGTCGTACTCCAGCTGCAGTTGCTCGAGGTCGAACAGATCGCATCCGCCGGCGATGGCATCGTCCAGGGTGATTGTCTTGCGCCACTGACCGTCCGGGCACAGCGCGCCCTGGGTGTACGCGACCTCGCCCGGCCATTCGTTGGCCGTGGGTTTGCCGCGCTTGCTGTTGCGGAAGGCTTCGCCAGTCCAGAACGGGTACGCCTGGTGCGACACGGCGCTGGGCGTCGAGAAGTAGGTTTTGCGCCACTTCTTGTGCGTGCCCATGGCACTGGCCACCTTGCTCAGCTTCTCGAAGTCGCGGATCCAGAAGTATTCATCGACGTAGACGTGGCCGTGGTAGCCCTGAGCGGTGCTGCTGTTGGTGGACAGGAAGCGCAGTTCGGCGCCATTGCTCAACACGATGGGGTTGCCCGTCAGCTCGATGCCGAACCATTCTTGGGCGAACGACACGATATAGCTACGGAAGATCTCGGACTGGGCGCGGCTGGCCGACAGGAACACCTGGTTGTCGCCGGTCAGTACGGCGTCCATGAAGGCCTCGCCGGCGAAGTAGTAGGTCAGGCCGACCTGCCGACTCTTCAGGATGTTGCGGATCCTGCAGGTGAGGGGGTTCTGTTTGGCGGCGAACAGCTCTTTCTGGTAGCCGTACATTTTGGAGATGAACTTATCTAGGAAGTCCACCTCGGTCAGGCCGCTGATGTCGTTTTTGGCCTTCTTCTCTTTGCGCTTGCCGCCGCGATCGCTCTTGTCGCCTCGATCGCGGCGCTCTCGGCGCTGGCCGCGCTGCTCCTCCTGATCGGGATCCGCGGCTGCGTCATTTGCCGGTGTTGCAGGCGGGCGGCTCGATTGCTTTATCAGCCGCTCACGGATCGAGGTCAGGCGCTCTAGCTCCTTTAATTCGCCCTCGGTCAACGTGTCCTGCTTTTCCAGGATGAGCGTGATCCGCCGGCTGACAGCGGTCACCGGTTCCTCATCGGTCAGCATCTCGTCCCACGAACCCTGGCGGATCCAGTAGTAGATGATCCGCACGTTGGGCAGCTTCAACTGAGCCTGGATCTCCTTCACCGAACAGCGGCGCAGGTAGAGGCGTTTGGCGGCCTCTTTGACTTCGATGGAATAGTTCATGGGCCGCAGTCTATGCGGCGATAACTGACTGAACTTCCGGGAAAATTCCGCGTTTCTCCTAGATTTAGAAAATAGGAGAAGTGCGCAAGTAAAGCGTTTGGCCGGTGCCGCCCGGCTGCCTATCGTGGCGCTCAACGACCCCTACCGAGCGTTCCACCGACCATGCCCCGTTCCCTTGTCTCCTTCTGGAAACGTGTAGCCACAAGCGGCCCTACCGTCGATGGTCGGGACATCCTCCCGCAGGATCTGCGCGACATCGCAGAAACCTACAAGCCGTCCACCTACACGGCGGTCATCTGGTGCGACCATGAACGCTGGCCCGGCTCCCACGGCACTGTCTATGCGGTGCGTTTGGTCGAGGAGGCTGACGATCTGGCTCCAGGGCAAGTGGCCCTGGAGGCCCAGTTGAAGCCCAACGACAAGTTGCTGTGGCTCAACGATCAGGGCGAAAAGCTATTCAGCAGCATCGAGATCACTCCGAACTTCGCCAATACCGGCAAGGCGTACCTCACTGGCCTGGCTGTCACCGACGAGCCGGCGAGCCTGGGTACCCAGGAACTGTATTTCTCCAAGCGTTCCAGCCGCACCTCCTACTACGCCGCCTCCCAGGAGCTCGGCCCTTTGACCACTGATGAGCCCAAGGGCGAGGTGGCCAAGCTGGTCGACATGCTCACCAGCTTCTTCAAGCGGTTCGCCGACGATAAACCGTCCGCCGACACCCCCAACCCCACCACCGAGAGCAACCCACCAATGGATGAAGCCACCGCTACAGCGCTGAAGGCCCTGCGCGACCAAATGCTGGTCGTTGTTGCTGGCCTGGACGCCGTTGTTGAAGGCGCCGCAGCTGATGCGCCTGAGCCGGACCAAGATCTGATCGAAGACGTGCAGACTGCCGTCGATGAGATCGTCACCACTGCCGAGGAGGATCGCGAGTACCGCCGCACTCGTCGTCAGCAGCGCAAACAAACCAACTTCAGCCAGCGGTTGCTGGACGAACTGAAGCAAGTCCGCAAGGACTTCAAGGCCCTGACTGACGCGCCGGCAGGCCGTCAGCTGCCGCGCACCTCCGCCCCGGCGCAACAACTGAAAACTCGGGTGCTCTGACATGGCCCGCAACCTGAGCGCCTACGGCGCAGAAATGTTCGCCCAGCTGCAGCTCGCCCTGGCCGAAAGCTATGGCGTTGATCTGGTCACCAAGCAGTTCAGCGTCGAACCGTCGATCGCCCAAGAGCTGAACGACGCGATTACTGCCAAGGCCGACTTCCTGGAGCGAATCAACGTCGTTCCGGTGTCCGAGATCAAGGGCGAAAAGGTCTTCATTGGCACCAACGGGCCGGTCACTGGCCGCACCAACACCAAGACCACCGATCGCGAAGCCAAGGACGCTTCGGGTCTCGATCACAACATGTACGAGCTGTACGACACCCAGTCCGATGTGGGGCTACCGTACGCCAAGATCGACGCCTGGGCCAAATTCCCGGACTTCCATCAGCGCTACACCGCCGCCGTTCAGAAGCAAATCGCCCTGGACCGCATCATGATCGGTTTCCACGGTACCCACGTGGCCGTGCAAACCGACATCACCCAGTACCCGCTGCTGCAGGACGTGAACAAGGGCTGGCTGCAGCAACTGCGCGAGCAGGCGCCGCAGCAGGTGCTCAAGGAGATCGTCCCAGCTTCCGGCAAGGTGACCCTGGGCGCTGGTGGTGACTATGCCAACCTCGACGCCCTGGTGCACGACACCAAGCAACTGGTGGATGAACGCCTGCGCGAAGGTGGCGACCTGGTCGCGATCATCGGTTCCGACCTGCTGGCCTCCGACAAGGCCAAGTTGTATAGCAAGCAAGGCGACACCCCAACCGAGAAAGAGCGCATCGAGCTGTCCCAGGTGATCGCTACTTATGGCGGCCTGCCGGCGTACAGCGTGCCGTACTTCCCGGTGAATGCGGTGCTGGTCACCAGCTTCGACAACCTGTCGATCTACTACCAGGACAGCTCCTGGCGTAAGCAGAGCGTGGACAACCCGAAGCGCTCCCGCGTCGAAGACTACAACAGCCGTAACGAAGGCTATGTCATCGAGCAGCTGGAGAAGATCGGCCTGACCGAGAACGTCGAGGTGCTGCCGTGAGTTACGCGCTGCAGCACAAGCGCCGGATCCTGTCCCAGGGCGCTGCAGCGGTGACCGCCGCTGCAGAAGCCGCCGCGCTGCCATATTCGCCAGCGGAAGCCCTGAACAGCCCAGCGAATGCCCGCAAGCACCTGGCGCTGATGGAAGCTGGCCTGGACGAGGATCTGGCCCGCCTGAGCGCGATCAAGGGCTTGGCCACTCGCCAGGATCTCAAGCGCAATGAGCTGCTGCCCAAGTACCAGGACTACGTCCAGCGCTACTTGGCATCCGGCCTGGTGTACCAAAACCGCGTCCTGGTTCAGGTCATGGTCTGGTTGTTCGACACCGCGCAGTTCGACGACGCCCTGGAGCTGGCGGACATCGCCATCGAGCAGGGCCAGCAGATGCCGGAGCGCTTCAAGCGCGACATCCCGACCTTCGTCGCCGATGCCGTGTGCGAATGGGCTTATGACGAATACAAGGCGAAGCGCAGCCCCGAGCCCTACCTGTCCGATCTGCTGCCCAGGGTGGACGGTGAGTGGAAACTGCCGGAGCAGATCCCGGCCAAGTACCACAAGTTGATTGGCATCCGAGCCCTGGAGGCCAAGGAGTGGGCCAAGGCGATCGAGCACCTGGAGCGTGCGACGGCCCTGTACCCGAAGGTCGGTGTGGACACCCGCATCGATAACGCTCGCAAGGCCTTGCGCAAACAACAGGCGGCACCGTTGGCGCCGCCGCCCGAAAAACCGTAACCGACTACCCCCCCAGCGGGAACCCGTGAAACGAGTCAGCCATTTATGGCCCGGTCCGTGGCAACGGTGTCTCCCGCCCTTTTCGAGTGGCCAGCAATGAGCTTTTCAGGCAAACCCACCACGGTCCTAGAGCAGACCATCGAGAACAACGGCTTTTGGCCAGATCTCTCGCTGGCTGAATACCAGAAGGCTTACCGCCTGCCGGGCGAGTACCTGAGCGACGTGCTGGTCACTCAACTTGAACTTGCCATGGGCGAGGTGAACCAGGACCTGCGCAAGCTGATGCTCAGCTGGCAGGACATCGGCATCACCGAGGTGGCCACCGCCGACCCGCTGCTCCTTGAGGAGCGGGCCTACAAGGTGAAGCTGTACAAGCGCGCCGTGTACTGCCGCGCCAAGGCCACCGCCCTGACCGACTACGCCACCGTGACCCGTCGCGAAGTGGCCGAGAACACCGGTAAGGAAGCGCCCGAGCGCGCCGACACCTTCCTGGCGTTCAGCCAACAGGCAGTACGTGCCCTGCAAGGCCGCAGCCGTATCACGGTGGCGCTCTTATGAGGCAGCTCAAAGCACTGACCGCGTATTTGCTCGATCGGCAGCTGGTTGCCCCTGAGCAGCTGGAGGCCTGGACCGAACAGGTTGATCTGGACCTGGTCTGGAAAGAAACCGAGAACGGTCTGCAGATGGGCAACATGCGCTACCGCGCTGTGTTCAGCCTTGAGCGTTTCCAAGATCATCCGGGGCGTCTGATGGCCCTGGTTGGTAGCTGGTTGGAAACCCACGACTCGGACCGACATCACTTCGACCTACCCGCGCCGAGCTTTGCCATCGAGCCATTGGACCTGGCCAACGATCTGTTCGACGTGGACCTGGTCCTGGAGTTTGTCGAGCCTCAATACCTGGTCGAGGATCCTGCAGGCGAGATCGAAGCGTTCGGCAAGACCTGGATCTTTGCGCCGTTCGATCTGTGGGTGGCCGAGCAGGGCGAGGTGACCAACCATGGCGCGTAGCCTGGTCAGCCTGGACGCCCGGGGCATGCTCGGCATTCGCGAGCAGCTGGCCCTCCTACAGTTGCCTCCACGGTTGCGCCGGCGCCTGCTCAACAACGTCTCCAAGCGCGTGCGCACCATGAGCCGTCAACGGATCCGCAGCCAGCAGAACCTGGACGGCTCTCCGTTTGCGCCCCGTAAGAAGACCGAGCCAGGCCAGAAGAAGATGGAGGCCGGCCTGGGCAAGCTCATCCAGGTCACTGCCCTAACCCCTGACCAGGCGACCTTGGGCTGGAAGAACGGACTGACTTCTTGGGTTGCGGCACAGCAGCACAACGGCGCCACCGAGCGCCGTACTGCCCAACAGATGCGCCGCTGGAACCGGGTCCCGGAAGGGGCCGTGTCCACGCCGAGGCAGGCCAAGCGACTGCGCCGCCTGGGCTTCCGCGTGCGCCAACCTGGCAAGAAGCAACTCAGCCGACCCTCGGTCGCCTGGATCCTGGAGCACGTCAGCTACATGCAGGCTGGGCTCCTGATCCGCGTCCTGGACGAAGAGCGCGGTGAAACCACTGGCGCCGACAGCTGGGACATCAAGCTGCCCAAGCGGCAATTCCTCGGCGTCAACCATGCCCAGGAAACCACCGCCCTGGTTAGCCAGGTCCTGCAGCAAATCATCAATTCACCCCGTTAACGAGGCACTACATGGCACTCGGTAAAGTCAGCGTCAACAACCTCAATCTCGGCCAGGGCGCCGTGACCGAGATCGAGCGCTTTTTCCTTTTCATTGGCCCCGCCAGCAAGAACATCGGCAAGCTGCTGCCCCTCAACACTGAAAGCGACCTGGACAGCGAGCTGGGTGTTGCAGAAAACGACCTGAAGACCCAGATCATCGCTGCCCGCGCCAACGGTGGCGATCGCTGGGCGTGTGTTGCCGCGCCGATCGGGCCGGAAGGTGACTGGGCTACTGCTCTTGAGAGCGCGCAGGACCAGGGCTTCTCTGTCGAGGGTGTGGTTATCACTACACCGGTTACCGCTGGTGCTGAGCTGACCGCCATGCACGCTGCTGCCGAGCAATTGAGCGGTAAGTACGGGCGTCGTGTCTTCGTCCTCGCCGCGTCCGCCGGCATCCTGTCCACCACGCCCTGGGCAGACTACTTGGCTGAGCAGAAAGAGATCGTCACCGGCATCGCGGCGCCCCGCGTGGCAATCGTTCCCCAGCTGCATGGCAATGACCTCGGCGTACTGGCGGGGCGCCTTGCCAATGCCGCTTGGAGCATTGCGGACTCGCCTATGCGTGTGGCCAGCGGCCCTCTGATCGGTCTGGGGCAGGTTCCAGTTGACGTTGACGGTAAAGCCTTGCCGTCCGCCATTCGCAGCGAATTGGACAAAGCCCGCTTCTCCGTCAGCCAGACCTACCCCGACTACGAGGGCGTGTATTGGGGAGACGCGAACCTGTTGGACACCCCTGCCAGTGACTTCCAGGTCCTGGAGAACCTGCGTGTGGTCGACAAGGCGGCCCGCCAGATCCGCCCCCTGTTGATCCGTCGTATCGCTGACCGCCGCTTGAACAACAGCGCTATCAGCATGGCTGTGAACAAGAAGGCCCTGATGGCGCCCCTTCGCAAGATGGCCAAATCCGTGGCGTTCAACGGCGAAGTGTTCCCGGGCGAAATCGAACCGCCGAAGGACGACTCCCTGGTCATCGCCTGGAAGAGCCGAACCCAGGTCGAGGTGTACATCAAGGTTCGCCCCCTCAATTGCCCGAAAGACATCACCGCGAACATCGCGCTGGACCTTTCCGAACAGGAGTAATCGCTTATGTCCCGTATCGGTGGCATGAACTTCGATATCAACGTGGGCGATCTGATGATCCACGTTGAAACCGCAACTCTCGACATTACCGACAACAGCGCGGCGGTGCAGACCGGCGGTGTCCCAGACGGCTGGGTAGATGGTGACGTGTCGGCCAGCGGCGAGCTGGAGCTGGATACCGCCAACTTCAACTTGCTGATCGAGGCCGCTCGGAAAGCGGGTAGCTTCCGACGCCTGGAACCCTTCGATCAGCTGTTCTACGCCAAGACTCCGACCGATGAGATCCGCGTGGAGGCCTTTGGCTGCAAGGTGAAGATTTCCAGCCTCCTCAACATCGACCCAAAAGGTGGCGAGAAGAGTAAGCACAAGGTGCCATTCGAGGTCACCAGCCCGGACTTCATCCATATCAATGGCGTGCCATACCTGGACGCTGAAGAGATCGAGGGCCTGCGCTGATGACCTGCCCGTTCGATCGCGCTCAGGCCCTGGAGCAGCGTCAGCGTGACCAGGCGATCGACGCCGCTTTGGCTCAGGCCAGAGCGCGATCGACGGGGCCGAGTCTCACCCACTGCAAAGACTGTGACGACGAGATCCCCGAAGCGCGCCGCGCCAACGGCGGCATCACCCGTTGCTTCCCGTGCCAGACCTTTTTCGAGCGCAACCCACGATGACTGTCCGAGTACAGAAACCCAAGCTGGAGCTTCGTATGGCGCTCCTTGAACAGCGCGTGAGCGATCTGGTGTCCGTCCCTGGGCGTGTCACTCGCCTGGAAGGTGAGTTTGAGCACATGGCCGACCAGCTGGAAGAGCTTGCCGATGGCCAGCGCAAGCTGACTGCTACCGTTGCCGACCTTGGCACCAAGGTGACGCGGATGATCGGGATTCTGACCGTTCTGGGCGTTGTCGCGCAGATCGTCGCGCCTGCGATCCTAAGGGTGTTGTTCCCATGAGCCTGCGCCAGAAGATCCTTGCAGGCAGCTTGGGCATAGTGCTGGGTGGCGGCTCGCTGATGGCGTTCCTGGGCGAATGGGAGGGCGAGGGCCAGAATGTGGTCTATGCCGACAAACTGGCCCGGGGCCTGCCCACCGTCTGCGCCGGCATCACTCGCCACACCAGCCCGTATCCCGTGATTGTCGGTGATTACTGGTCGCCGGCACGCTGTGCCGAGGTGGAGCAACTGGTGGTGGAGAAGGGCCAACTGGCCCTGGCCGACTGCCTGACCAACCCGAACATCCGCCAGAACACGTTCGATGCGTTGTACAGCCACGGCCACAACGTCGGTGTGCCATCCACCTGCGCGAGCCGGGCGGTGGCCCTCATCAACGCCGGCAAGATCGCGGAAGGCTGCAAGGCGCTCGCTTGGGGCAGCGATGGCCGCCCAGTCTGGGCGTACACCACCGACTCCACGGGCAACAAGGTGTTCGTACCCGGGCTGCACCGCCGCCGGCTGGCTGAAGCGAGGTTGTGCGCCTCATGACTTTTTCCCCGATCCGTGTGGTTCTGTTTCTGCTGCTGACCTGGTTCGCATTCGACAAGGTCGTGGACCAACGCAACGCCGCCCGATCGGAGCGCGACAGCGCTCAGGTCGAGGTGAAAGGTCTGCGCGAAGCCGCCCGTATCACCGGCAAGCGCCTGGCCATGGCGACCGCCAACGACATCAAGCACACACAGGAGCTTGCCAATGCGCTCAAGCGTAACCAAGACCTTCGCGATTCTGTTGGCAATGGCGATCAGCGGCTGTTCGTTCCGGCCACCTGCGCCGCCTCCGCCGTCAACGTGCGCGCCGGTACCGGCACCGCCGGCGTGGCTCATGCAGCCTCCGCCGAGCTCGCAGCAGACGCTCGACCGGATTATTTCACCCTCCGCGATCAGCTCGCCCTCAGCCGGCAAATGATCCTCGGACTGCAGGACCACGTCCGCAGTTTTTGCACGATCCAACCCACTACTACTGGAGCAACACAATGAACGACCGCGCTGAAATCACCCTGGAAATCGGCGGCGAAGACTTCGACTTCGTCATGGATACCGCCCTGGTGACCAAGTACATCAACGGCCTGACTCAAGCCAACAAAGTCAGCCCTTCGCACAACCTGCTGATGAACGCCGTGGTCCAGGACCAGAAGGCCAAGCTGAAGGCGCTGCTGGGCCATCCCACCACCACCCTGGAAATCGCCGGCGCCTTGGTCGAGGAGTTCTCGCCGAAGGTTGAAGTCATCGTAAAAAAGCGCTCGACCACGCTGACCGCCTGAAAGAGGACGGCCTGAGCCAGCTTCTGGTTCTGGCCGAACGCTGGCTACCTGGTACGTCGCCCACAGCTGAGGTTATGGGCACTGCCAAGTGGCTGGAGGACGAGCACTGGCGGCGGATGGAGATCGCCATCGCCAACGGGATATCAAAGGCATTGAACGGTAGCTGAGCAGCCCATGAGCGCGAACAACGCATCCAGCCGCCTGGACTTCATCCTGGCACTGACCGACAAGGTCTCTGCGCCATTGGCCAAGGTGACCAACAGCTTTAGCGAGCTGGCCGAAAAAAGTGAAGCCAACATCAAGCAGATCGGCACCGGTGTTGCCGGTCTGTGGGGGTCGTTAACCGGCATCGAGGCCTCGCTGGAGCCTGCCCTGCAGGTGAATCGTGCCCTGGGTGATGTTCGTTCGCTTGGCGTAGCTGAGGATGCTCTGGGCGCGCTCAATGCCAAAGCCCTGGACTTTTCCGTCTCTTATGGCGAAAGCGCCGAATCCTTCGTCGCCTCAGCGTACAAGATCGAGGGCGCAATTAAAGGCCTGGCCGGGGAGCAGCTGGCCACCTTTACCAACACCAGCAGCGTGCTGGCCAAGGCCACAAAGACCGACCAGGACGTCATGAGCGAATACGTCGGCACGCTCTACAACCTGCAGAAACAGCAGGCCGACGCCATGGGCAAAAGCCAATGGGTCGAGAAACTGGGCGGTCAAACCGCCCTTGCAGTGCAGCTGTTCCGCACCAGTGGCGAGCAGATGAAGGAAGGCTTCAAGGAGGCCGGTGCGATCGCAACGGCGTCGGGTGTCGACCTGGCGGAGCAAATGGCGGTGATCGGCAGCCTCAGCAGCACCATGGAAGGCGGTGACGCCGGCGGACGCTACAAGGCGTTCTTCGAGAACATTGGTAACGCCTCGGAAAAGCTGGGGATCAAGTTCACCGATACCAACGGCAAAGTCATGCCGATGCTGGATATCCTGGCCAAGCTGCAGGGCAAGTTTGGGGATCTGCGCAACGCTGCCGCCAATGCAAAGTTGGTCGAGGCCTTTGGCGGCGAAGGTGCCCAGGTAATCGGAGCCCTGGCCCAAGACACTGGCCGTCTCAAGAACGGCATCGATCAGCTGGGCAAGGTCCGGGGCCTTGAGCAAGCTGAGAAGATGGCCCAGGCCATGGTCGATCCGTGGCAGCAGTTCGGCCAGGCAGTCCAGGCCCTGCGCATCGCCTTTGGCCAGGCCTTGATCCCGATGCTGCAGCCGCTGATGACGCGCCTGGTCGATATCGGCAAGACCCTGACCCGCTGGACCCAGCTATTCCCGAACATCACCCGCGTGGTCGGCATCGCCACGCTGGCCGTATTGGCCATTACTGCAGCGCTCAGCGCGCTGACTGTCGTGGTCGGCCTGAGCCGTATGGCCATGGTGGGGCTGAATGTGGTCTGGACGTTGCTGACCTGGACCGGCTGGCGGTGCATCGCCATGTTCGTGGCCCACTCCATCCAGTGCGTGCTGATGGTCGCCCGCGTCCTCGGGATGGTCGCTGTCCTGGGCTTGGCCAAGGGCGCCATGCTGCTGTGGCAGGGTGCAATCTGGCTGGTCAATGCTGCCATGTATGCCAACCCGATCGGCGCCGTCGTCGCCGGCATCGTCGCGCTGGTCGCAATCGTGGCCGTGGTAATCGTGTACTGGGACGACCTCAAGGCCGCCCTGATGGACACCGCCGCGTTCCAGTGGGTGGCCAGCCATCTGCAGATGCTGAGCGACTGGTTTAACTCCATGGGCGGCTGGTCCGGTCTGGCCCAGGCTGCCTGGGACAGCATTGTCGGGATCTTTCAGCGGTCGATCGGCGCCGTCATCGAGATGCTGAACAAGATTCCCGGTGTGAACATCGACGCCAGCTTCGGCGAGCTGCCAGCTACTCCAGATCTACCGCAAATCCCTGGCCAGGTTGTGCCGGTGGGGATGGGCGCGGTCGCGGCCCAGTCCGCACTGGTACCGGCTGGGCCAGCAATCGCTGTACCGCCAGCCATGGGTGCCGTTGATTTGGTAGATCAGTCCCGTCAGGGCTTGGCCAGTGTGGTGCCCAGCGTCTCGCCGACGGGACCGTCGAGCGTGCCGCCGGGCGGTCTGCTCAATCAGATCAAGAACACCAGCCAATCCCAGGATCGCCGCGTCCAGGTGGGCAAAGTCGAGATTCACACCAGCAAGCCTATGACGCCGTTGGAGCTCGAAAACATGGTCGGAATGGCGGTGGGCTAATGGCTGAGTACATCGATCTGCTTATCCAGGGCAATGACCTGGTTCTGGACCCATCTCGGCAGCCGCGGTTGATCGATGACCGCGCCAGTATCGCCCAGGACATCGCCCACATGATCCGCGAAAGCGGCCTGCTGGTCACCTTGGTGGCCGAACGCAGCCGGCAGCGCCAGGCCGACAGCATCCTGCAGCTGGAGCTGCTGGTGGAAGACGACGAGCGCTTGGTTCCGGGCACCGCCCAGATCCTGGCTTTCCCAGACAGCCCGGGCAAATACCTGGTCACGGCCAAAACCCTCAAATTCGGTGATATCGAGGTACACCTGTGAGTGACGTAGATTTCCGCCAAGCGTTGAACGACGCGGGCATTCCCACGACCGAGGCCGGTCTGCGCCAAGCTTGGGAGGCCGAGGTGGCCGCACAGGGCAGCGCGCTAAGCAACACCAGCGCATATTCCCCGTTTTGGCGCCTGGTCACGGCTCTGGTAACCAAGCCGGTGCTCTGGCTGATCGGCTTTATCAGCGACACCGTGCTACCCAACTTCTTCGTCAAGACCGCCCAGGGCGCATGGCTGGACACCCTGGCCTGGGCCGTCAACGTCGAACGCAAGCGTGCGACAAAGGCCCAGGGCGTCTTGCTGTTCACCCGGGAGAACTCCGCCGGCGAGCTGAGAATGCCCGCCGGCGTGGTGGTGCAATCCCCAGCGATCAACGGGAACGTCTACCAGCTGGTTACGATCGAGGACGGTGTATTCCCCGATGGGGCACTGCAGCTGCAGGTAAGGGTGGAAGCCCGTGCCGCCGGCAGTGGCTTCAACCTTGCGCCTGGCTACTACGCGATCTTGGCCGAGCCCGTCCCGGGGATTGTCCAGGTCGTGAACGCTGACGGCTGGCTGACGACACCTGGCGCCGACGCCGAGCCAGACGATCAACTCCGACTGCGCACCCGCAACCAGTTCAGCGCAGTGAACCAATGGCACACGGATGCTGTGTATCGGGCCATGATCGCTGCCTTCCCCGGCGTTCGCCCGGATGGCGTGTACTTCGAGCATGGCGCACCCCGGGGACCAGGCAGCGCGAACGCCTACGTGCTGTTCGACGCCGACGTGCCGGCAGAAACGTATCTGGAGAAGATCAACAGCCATATCCGCGACCAAGGCAACCATGGCCACGGGGATGACCTGCTGGTGATGGTCATGCCCGAGACCCAACACGCGATCAGCCTGACCGTCTGGCCGCGTCCCAACCTCACCAGCGACGCCCAGCAGGCGCTTCTGGACGGCATCGAGCAGTTTATTCGCGCCGCGTTTCGCGAGAGCAGCGACTACCAGCCGACCCTGACCTATCCCCAGTCGCGGTTCTCATTCAGCCGCCTGGGCGAGGAGTTGCACCAGACATTTGCCAGCATCGAGTCGCTGCGCTTCGACAATGAGGACATCGTTTCGGAGCTGAGTATTCCGCGTATCGCCAGCCTGCAGGTGAACCTGCCATGAGCCCAATCAAACTGCCGTTCTGGCTTAGTGGGCCTCAGCTGACCAAGTTGAAGGATGCCGCGCAAGCCTGGTGGGAGAAAGTCACCACCTGGTTGCAATGGCCGCTCCTGCAGCTCGATGCCGAGACGTGCCATGTGGCAGTTCTCGACCTGTTGGCCTGGCAGCGGGACATCACGCGGTTTAACGGCGAGCCGGAAAAGTTGTACCGCCGGCGGGTGAAGTACGCCTTTATCAACGCCGTGGACGCGGGAAGCACTGCCGGCCTGAAGCGGATCCTGGTTCGCCTTGGCGTCGGCAAAGCCGAGATCGAGGAACGAATGGGCGACCGTGACTGGGATGTCGTGTTGCTCATGCTCTCCGACAAGCAGTTGGCCCTTAACCCCGAGCTGCTGCGCGTGCTGATCCAGCAGTACGGACGTACGTGCCGCCGATACGACTTCGTCACCATCACCCCCATCACGCTGCACCTGATCGCGGCGGACTTCAACGACGACCAGCAAACCCTGGTCGCCCGCCTGTAGGAGCACACAAGTGGCAAGAATCACCCTCGCCGGCGAAAGCCTGATCGCACAGAAACAGAGCACCGAACAGGTGCTCAATGTTTCCCGTTTCATCTATGCCAACGTGCCGGGGCTGGACCCTACCGTGGAAGTCGATCGAGCAGCGGAAAAGCCGCCTGCGGCGCAGATCGTTTACACCCACGAGATCCCCGCCGAGAACGTCGGGTTCGTGAACCCCAACCAGGTTGTCTACAGCTCGATGCTGGGTAGCAACATTGGCGACTTCGACTGGAACTGGCTCGGGCTGGAGACAGAAGAGGGCGTGCTGTTCGCTGTTGCCTACGTGCCACTGCAGCAGAAGCGCCGCAACATCCCGCCACTGCAGATCGGCAATAACACCACCCGTAACATCCTGGTCGAGTACGACGGCGCCCAGGCCCTGACAGCCATCAACATCGATGCGAGCACTTGGCAACATGATTTCACGGTACGCCTGGGCGGTATCGATGAGCGTGAGCGCCTGAGCAATCGCGATGTCTATGGCCGGGCATGCTTCTTTGACACCGGCCTGCAGGTGGAAAAGGTCGGTTCCGGCTACCAGATCAAGCCCGGGTTGGCCTACGTCGAGGGCGTGCGCGTGAGCGTCCCGGCGGTCCAGGCCGTGCCAGGTGCCACTCTGCCGACGACCGTCTGGCTCGATGTGGTCCTGGAACAGCAGCAGAGCAACGTAGTTGCCCGCTGGAGCTTGGTCTGCGCACCAGCGAAGGCCGATTACCAGGACGCCCTGGGCGTGCAGCATTACTGCATCGCCTTGGCTGACCTGGCGGCCTCGGGCATCACCGATCGGCGCCCCATCGAGGCGATCGAGGGGCCGCTGGTCAAGCACTTCGCCACGGTGAAGGCGGTGAACGAAGTGAAAGACCGTGTTGAGGACCTGGAAGACGGTACGACTGCTGCTGGCAAGGCCAAGATTCTGGAGACGGCTAGGTCGTTAAAGTTCACCGGTGCGGTGACCGGCCAGGGCGTCTTCAACGGCTCCGTGGATGTGACGTTTGACGTTCAGTTGTCGGCCTTCGACTGGTCGAAAATCACCACAGGCAAGCCGACCACCCTGGCGGGGTACGGCATCATCGACGCGATCAAGGCCGGTTCCTACGGCCTGGCTGGCCCGATTGCGCCGAGAGCAGATGCTGCAATCGACAACTTCGATCTGCCAGGCGGATTCCATGTCGATTATGACGGGGCGGCCTTCCCCCGGTATTCCTGTGTGCTGAACATGCCCTATACGGCTGTGGGCTATGGCGCACAAATCGCAATTCCTCAGGCTACCGCAGTCGTACGGGTCTTTGCTCGATCGGCCAGAGGGGCCAATCTTTGGAACGATCCCGTCGAGCTCTACCACACTGGCAACTTGGATCCGAATGCCATCCTGCCGCCGGGGTCCATTCAGATGTTCGCCCAGGCAACCCCTCCGGCTGGTTTCCTGCGCATGAACGGCGCAGCCGTGTCTCGCACCACCTATGCGGCGCTGTTTGCAGCCATCGGCACGTACTTCGGCGCGGGGGATGGCAGTACTACCTTCAACCTGCCGGATGTCCGAGGCGAATTCCTGCGAGCCCTGGATGACGGTCGAAACATCGACCCAGGCCGTGTACGTGGCTCGCTGCAGCTTAGCCAGAACCTGTCCCACATCCACGCTGCCACTGTGGCGGCGGGCGGGGCGCACACCCACTCCGTTTCCGGTACCGCCGCGAGTGCTGGCTCTCACTCCCACACCACAAGAGGTGCGAGCGGTAGCGGGACGACCAACTACTTCGCGTACCAAGATGGTGCTTTGACGACCAAGGCGACCGACGCGGCAGGCGACCACACCCACTCGGTCACCGGTACCGCTGCCAGCGCGGGATCGCACACCCACACCGCCACCATCGCAGCCGAAGGGGGCAACGAGGCCCGCCCACGCAACGTCGCCTACCTTGCTTGCATCAAATACTGAGAGCCATATGAACCAGAAACTTGTGTACCAAACCAATGGCCAGGGCCTGTATTGCGGCACGACCTACGCTGATCCCTCTCCTCTGGAGCAGGACGTTTGGCTGATTCCGGGTGGCTGCGTCGAGGTGGCGCCGCCGGACATCCCGGAACATAAGGCTGCCTACTGGAACGGCACCGCCTGGGAACTGGTGAATTATTACCAGGGCTTGGTCGTTTACAGCATCGCCACCGGCGAACCGCTGGTTTTGGAAGGCCTGCAGGCCATGCCTGCGGGATACACCCTGAAGCAACCCGGCGCCGAGCAAGTGTGGAAGAACGGCGAATGGGTGGACGACACCGCTACCGTGCTGGCCAAGCTGTACCAGCAAAAGCTGACCGACATCACCCAGGGTTGTGCCCGTTACATCGAAAGCGGTTTCTCTTCGGATGCCTTGGGCGAGCCGCACAGCTATCCCAGCACCCTTGAAGACCAGGTGAATCTGACCGGCTTGTTGTTCAGCGGTCTTGACGGTGCATTCCCTTGCACCGGTGCTGAGGGTGGTCGGCAGTACCTTCCCCATACTGCCGCCCAGCTGCTGCAGGTCAATCGCGACCTTGTTGGTTTCAAACAAACCGCACTGCAGCACGCTGACCAACTGAAGCGTGACGCGGCCAAGGCGCTCCAGGACAAGAAGCTGAAGGTTCTTCAGGCCATTGTATGGACGGTGCCGGTATGACCTGGTCGTCGGTATCGATGCGCTGGCCAGCCGAGGCGACCAGCTGGATGTCCCAGTTGGATGCAGCCAAAGATCTGGCCGGCGGTGAGCTGGCGAGCACGGGCGAACGCCTGCTGGGACTGAAAGACCTGGCGAGCACCAACCCGGGGCCAGTTGGTGCTGCAGCGCAGGAAGTGATTGCTGCAGGGCGCAAAGCCTTGGCTGAACAGTTGGGCGAAGCACCGGCTTGCCTGGTTGTGACACCGTTCCAGGGTGGTATCGGCCAGGGCCGTGGCTATCAGCGCTTTCTGTCGGCGCCGAATCTGCTGCAGGCGCTCGCCAGCAAACTGACTGATGCGACCGATTCAGGCCGCCCCCAGGGCGACCTGTACGCTCTGTGTCTGATGTTCCTGGCCACGCGATACGACCAGCTCGCTGCAGGCTTGGCTCGCTTCAATGCACTTATGCCCATGCCCGAGCTGGTGCGCACCCAGCGTCGGGCCGATCACCTGGCCAAGCTGGAGACCGAAAAGTGGCAGATGCCCCAGGCTGGCTCGTCGCCACGCTGGCAGGCGCTGCCGCTGGAGCGTTGCACGGTGCTCAAAGCGGCTCAGCAATCCATAGCCGGGCAGATCGCGATGCTGGAGAGCTACGCTGCCGACAGCTCGCCTATGGCCGACCTGGCAGCTTTGGCCGGTCGCAAAGCGGAACAACAGCGGGTCCGAGATCAAGCTCTGGCCGACCTGCAGCAGCTGCTCCAGGGCGGCCAGGCGGAAACCACGATACGGGCTCGCCTCCTCGGCCCGGGCAACGCTGCAAAGCTGCGTCGTGAACTCCTGCAGGGGGATGCCCCGGGGCATGAATGGGTCATTAGCGCCGGTGTGCTCCTGGTCGGCTCGCAGACCGGTTTGAGTTTCATCCGCGAGATGGTGGGCCTATGACACTTCTATTGCTTGATGGCCAGGAGATCCAGGGCAAAACCCTGAAAGTCACCGGCAACCTGCGGATCGAGGCCGACGACATGTCCGGCCAGACCAGCAACACCGAAACAGCGCACAAGGGCTTCAAACCCAAGACCCTGACCGTAACTTTGGCGATCCCCTACGTGAATGCCAGCTGGCTGCGCGACCTGATGCGTCTGGCTGAAGCCACGGAAGGCGGTGGCCAGCTCAAAACGTACCGGGTGGTGAACAGCACAGCAGAGGCTTTCGGCATGCGCCAGGTTCAGTTCGCAGATGGTGTCAGCGCCCGGGAAGACGACACCCTGAACCTGTGGCGGGTGCAATTCGGCCTGACTGAGAAGAAGTCCAACCCGGAGAAGGTCGAGAAGCGCAGAGGCAAGAACAGCGTTACCACTCAGTCCGGTACCGGCTCAGCCGTGGGCGGCGCCGGCACTGGCGCGGAGACAGGCAGCGGCAAGGAGCTGACCGGCTTTGAAGCGACATTGAAAAAGGTTGATGACTGGCTTGGCGGTGGCGCATGAAGCTGCACCAGGTACTCACCGTAGGTGGGATCAGTCGCGACCTAGTAAAGGCTGACGTGCGCCTGGAATTGCGCAATCCGGGGCGGGCGACATTCACCGTTCAGGCCGAGGCGCCGTTGTCTGGCCTGGTCACGTTTGACCTGGGCTACAACGACAAACCCCTACAGCGCCATTTCATCGGCTACGTGGAGCGCAGCACCGCTGCCAATGCCAAGCAGCAGGTGCTGCTCTGCCGTGAGCTGGCGGCCATCCTGGCCAAGCCTCTGCCGATGAACCTGCGTCATGTGGATCTTCGCGGCGTGCTTGAGGAGATCAGTAACCAGACCGGGCTGCGGTTTCGCGTTCCCGAACGGCCCTACGCGGCAACCCGGGCGCCGTTCTTCTACAGCCTGGCCACTGGGTTTCAGGCGATGGAGAGCCTGGCCAGGGTGTTCAACATTCCTGACTTCATCTGGCAACAGCAGGGAGACGGGGAGGTATTCGTGGGCAGCTGGGCCGACAGTTATTTCGGTGTGCGGCCAGCTCTACAGTTGCCGATCGAGCTGTTCGACGACTACCAGGGCAACCAAAGCGCCATGATCGCAGCCCTTCCCGGGTTGCGACCAGGTGCATCAATCAACCAGGGCGAGCGGGTGACTCAGGTCGCGCTTGCCGGCAACCAGATGGCCATTCGATGGAAGACGCAATCCGCCGCGCAGTAGAGCGCCAATTTCCTGAAATCACCGGCGGCTACCACCTGCCGCGCTTTGGGCGTGTCGTCGCGGTACCGGACGCGCCGGCGGCGCCCGGGCTGTGTGATGACTTCCGCCCACGCTTTGGAGTGGATGTGGAGATTCTGCTGCCAGATGGCGAGCCAGACCCGAACCTACCCGTGTTCCAAAGCTTACCGCTGCCGGCGCCCATGGGCGGCCAGGAGAAAGGCATGTTTGGGTTCCCGGAAGAGGGAACCACGGTGGTGGTGTCGTTTGCCTACGGCCTGCCACATAAGCCGTTCATCCAGCAGATCCTGCCGCACGGGCTGAGCTTGCCCCGCGTGCCGGCTGGCGACCAGATCTGGCAGCACAGCGAGGCCTGCCAGCAGCGCGTGGATGCGGACGGTAACTGGCTGCGCCAGACAGACGGCAAGATCCAGGACAAGGCCACGGAGCGGGAAGTAGAGGCGATGAGCAACACCGAGCAGTACCAGAGCCATACCAGGAACGTCGATGACCACTCCACCGAGTCGGTGGGTGGGGTCAAGAAGATCGAGGCCCTGGGCGCGCTCAAGCTACTGTCAGGCGGTTCGGCCAGCTTGGCGGCAGTCGATGACTTGCACCAGGCTACGGGCCGCGACCTGAACGTGGTGGTCGGCCAGAAGCACAACGCGACGGTAGGCGGTGACATGCAAGAGCAGATCCAGGGCCTGCGCCGAAGCGTGGCCAAGGCGAGCCAGCACCTGCAGGCGCCCAAAACCTGGCTTGGTTCGGAGGGGGTCAACGTGCTGCAGGTGCTGTGCGACCTGCTCGATCTGGTGCAGGAGATGAACACCCAGCTCGCTGGCCACGTCCACGGGGCCAGCCCCGTGCCTAACAACGCTGCGGCATTTGGCGGGGCTGGGGCAGAGGCACTTCTGCTGGCTACTAAGCTGAAATCCATCACCTCGTAACGAGGCGATGGAGCATCCGTCTGTCTATGCGGGCCAGTCCGATATCTACTGATATTTAATAGTATCTGATAGTAATCCGTAGAAGACCGTAGAAGACCGTAGAAGTCCATAAAAGCCCATAAAAGCCCATAAACATCCGTAGTCTTCCGTAGTCTTCCGAGTGGCTTCGGTGTTTACTTGTGTTTACTTATAAAGGGGCGAAAGAGGCCCTCTTGAGGCCCTCAAAAGGGACCCTCTACAAAGTTTGGTTGTAGCTTCATCCCGCAAAAGGTTAAGTTAACTTAACTTCGCGATGACCGTTCGTCGGATTTTCTGTTGATAGGGGTGATTCAGGTGGTTGTTGTTTCATTTCGCTCTAACGCCTGAAAAATCAGGGCAGCGACGATTTCAAACAACAACCTGCAGGTTCGCCTAACCCCCAGAAACGCCGAAGCCCGCGCAGAGGCGGGCTTCGGTGTACTTCTTTGCGGTGGGCCTAGCATGCTAGCATCGGTGCCACCACTCCAAAGGGTACAGCTCTGTAACGTCGAACTTCAGAGCCTATTGCTACCTGGCAGAGCCGTCAACACATGGTTAGCGCCGCGATCAGTCGCGGGGACGCTATCGGTATACCGAAACACCCAATCCTCTGTTGTAAACCCAATTATGTTTACAATAAGTTTGGTTGAGGAAAAGTTACCGAAAGCATCACCGCAAAGCTCGTAGTAAAGCTGAGTGTGTGCGGCTCCTAAAATTTGGAGTGGGGCTCCCGCCGAATTCGGTCGGGATATATCCTCACAACCCAGGAGCATCGGACTATGAAAACATTCGTCCAACGCTATCTACCTGAAGAGTTGATCCGAGCACTGCAAGCAGCCTACTGGTCGGTGCGCTTGTTTCGGATTATTCAGGAGATTTAGCGGCTAAAAAAAGGGGCTTCGGCCCCTGTTTTCATTCCAGGCGACACCACCATGATTGGGCATAGGCGCAGCCTTCGATCACCTCATATCCACTCAACACGAACCCCAACGTGGCCATGCCTGACAACTTGACGTCGAACAAAGGCGGTAGGGGAGCTGAGTACATCGCTGTGAGCGGTTGGAGGTAAGCCCGATTGGTAGCTCTCCCCAAACTTTCATCCTCGACGCATTGGACATAGACGTCACCCGCTATCGCCCGAAAGTCTCGGCGCTCCTGTTTGGTCAGCTCAATGCCACGATGGCGCATGGGTATGATCAATACGCGCATGAACTCCTTCCTCACCAGTGCTGATCAGCTTGGGCCTCGTGGGCATACACCAACGCCGCGTCGGCCAGCTCCAACATTTCGGCCAGGGTGTTGGAGTCCACTGCATGCGTATCGCGCAAAGCATACGCCTGATGCAGCAGTTCACGGTGATGCTTGGTCGGAGCCTCAAGCAGCGAGGCTGTGTCTTTGAGTAGCTGGTACCACTGCTGGACGGAGATCGGCGCGGAGCATCGCTCACTCATAGCAAGAGTCTCAAGATAACTGTATGCGTATACAGTATTTCTTAAGCGCGCCGCTGCCTAGTGGCTGCTGACGAACTGCACTCCAGGGCGGGGCCAAAAAATTTGGCCGAGGAAAAAAAATCCAGGCACAAAATCACTTATCCCCCTCCCGCCGACGGGCTTTTCGTCGCAAAAAAGTGCAAAGACCTGGTGCGGTGCAATTGGGGGCCTATCTCAGGCCCGCTGCGGGCCCTAGCAGCCGAGAATGGTTTGCACGATGTGCAAGGATTTGCCAAAAAATGTCACGTGCTTACACAGCAAGCCAGAGGCCTTGGGCGAGGCGAAGATTTTGCAGACCCCCGGCCCGCTTGGGCGAAAAGTCGGAAAACTGGTGAAAGGGGGGATTTTAACAATCTGCATCGCTCCTGATGGAGCGTACAAGATCGCAAAGGGATGGATCCGCTTAAAGCGCTGGAGACCAGGCGGGGCGCGGCTTTCAGAAGAGTTATGGTCCGCTGGGGCTTTGCACAACCGAGTACCCAACCGACATCCCGATCTTGGTGGGTGTTCTTTCCACGTGATAGCCGGCAACAAGTACCTGCAGCACAACCTCATCGCTTATTTCGCTGTGGACATACGCGCTGCAGCGATCGTTCGACAGCAATGGATTTAGCCGATAGCGGTGTGGTGTGTAGACGACGGGCTCTGAGGGTGTCGAGGGGCGGAGACAGTTGATCGTCGACCGATCTGGGGGACCAAGATCTCTCTCACCCCTTCCAGGACTTGGGGGCGTTGTCCATCCCACGGTCCACCGATCAACACTGCCTCCTTGTACTTCACCCTTCAACGGCCTCTTCATCGCTCCGGTCGAGGGAGTGGGTAGCCGCGATCTGGGAGAGGAAGCGCAAGCCGAGCAGAACCAGCGCGAGGAGGGCGGGCACGTACGAGGTTTCGAACCAGGTGCTGAAAATGGAACTGATTTCAAGCAGGTTCAATATGGCCGCCAGAGTCATAGCGGCAGCGCCGATGGTAAGCAGCAGTGTTGCGCATTCTGCAGCGATCCATGCCAGTGAGTGCTTCATTCAGGAAGTTCCAGTCAAAGAGGAGCAAGTCAGTGCGACATAGTATTGCCACTATCTGATTGGATCCAGCCCCTCACTGATGATGTTCTTCCACCAAAGCCATATATGGGACTTTCTTTAACCGATCGAACTCGTTGCTCACCATCGGTAACAGAACTCGCTCGAGGGCATCTCTTAGCTTCAATGCTTGTTCTTCGGAAAGCCGCTTGACGGAGCCGGTGCATCCGCTAGCACAACACACCTTGTCCGGCGGGATGCCTATCCCGTCTAGGCTGCCATCGATGTACCCGCCCAGGTAGTCGCGGCGCTTGAAAAGCACCGAGCTTTCAGGCGCTTCCTGGTAGTCCCAATGCACCTCCCAAGCCTTGCCGGACTGGATGACTTCGATGATGGGCAGTGCCGCTTGGGTCGCTGGTTTGCGCAT